CCTATCGTGAAAGCTACTGATGACATCAGCATTAACGCTAAAGAGATAGAGAAGCAGGAGGCTAAATTCAGAATGGACAATAAGGAGAAGATTCAACTTATTGAAGCTGAACTAGGAGAAAAAATTGAATCAGATAAATTTATCCCAGAAGATGAAGACGACTTGGCACTCTACTTCGACCTTGAATATAGACTTCCAGAGGAGATTATGTTCGAGCAAAAAATCAAGAAAATCCTCGATGATAATGACTATCCAATTCTCAAAAGACAAGTACTACGGGATATCATCGACACCAACTTTGCCTGTACCAAGCTTTACTATGATGCAAACGACAATATCAGGGTAAAGCGTTGTAAGCCTGAGAACATGATTTATAACGTGTTCGAGACAGACAATGGTAAAGATATTTCATACATTGGTGAGGTATATCCAATGAAGATATCTTCTATCAGAAGAAAGTATGACGTTAGCGAGGAGACTTTGTTTGAACTCGCACAAAAAGCATCAAGAGAACTCAAGCGCTCTGAAAACCTTTACTGGAAAGACTCTTACAAGTACACAGAAATCAGACCTTATGATGATTATGCTGTTCTTGTATTTGACTTTGAAGTAAAGACAGTAGACGTAGAATATTCAGTTAAGACAGAAAACAGGTTTGGAAATATGCTGGTTGTACCGAAACAGGGAAGACCAGTAGCTCCAGCCGGTCAAGAGATTGCAGGTGAGGTGATTGAAACCAAACGCATGAATATCTATCAGGGATTGTGGGTATGCGATACTCCAATCATGTTGAAGTGGGATATCAGCCCTAATCAAATCAGACCATACCAAAATGGTGTAGACGTATTTTTCTCCTACTCTGTCATATGCCCTAATGCCAACGGAAACCTAGTTCCCTCCATGATTGAGAAGGCTATGAGTCCTATCAGACAACTTATTGTAATCAGACTCAAGATGCAGCAGCTGATAGCTACCATGCGTCCTGATGGTTACATGATTGACATCTCAGGAATGCGTGACGTAGACTTAGGATTAGGAAACTCGGTAGAGCCACTCAAGCTGATGAAGATATGGGACCAAACAGGTCGTGTATACTGGGATTCAACAGGAGACGATGGAGAAAGGAAAGCCGCACCTATTACACCGCTTCCTTCAAATCAGAATGTAACGATGTTGAATGTACTTATTCAGCAGTATAACTTTGAACTTGACAGGCTTCGTGAGGAAATGGGTATTTCTGAATACAGGGATGGTTCATCGATTCCAGTTAAGACTGGTCTTGGTGTAATGGAAAATCAGATTCAGGCATCTAACAATGCTACAGAATATATCTATCAAGGCGCAATGCAGCTTCTGGAGGATACCTCTAAGAAGATATCAATGATGCTCTGGGATAACGTAGTGCTGAAATCTAAGAAGTACAAAGAGTTTGAAGGATACGAGATGAGTTTACTTGACATGACTTTTGATGTAAAGGTTAATTTAATCAACGATGTATCAAGCAGGTCAGAACTCAATCAGCTGCTCAACACAGCGCTACAAGCTGGTATGATTACATACGAGCAAGCATTTAAGGTTAAAAATATAGAAGATACAAAACTTGCAGAGCTCTACCTGTCACGAGCCGTTAAGAAGTCTAAGAAAGAGGCAATGGAACAGGCTCAAATAAATGCTGAGATGAATGCTCAAATTCAACAACAATCAGCAAATTCAAAAGCGCAGCTTGATGCACAGCTTGAACAACTCTCATCAGAAGGAAAGGTTGCTGTTAACAAGAGTAAATCGGAGGGAGATAAAGAAGTTGAACTCATCAGATTTGCGTCTGGTTTATATACATCATCCATAGCAACTGGAAAACCACTACCAGAAGACATCAAGCGTTTCGCTGATACTATTCTTGGTAATGCAATTCAGCCTCAGTTATTAGAGCAAGCTGCTATGCAGGAAGCTGCCGCCCAACAAATGGCAGCGCAAGCAGAAGCTCCGCAAGAACAGATTACAGAACAGATTACAGAGGAGGAGACTCCTGAATAACTCGGTTGTTTATGCGTGTTTTCATGGTTGCGAGCTCAGTTTCTACTGGGCTCTTTTGTTTTGGTTATCAAAAATTTACATATATTTGTTTTGTAGTTTAAGGACAAGTTCATCCTAAAAACAAAAATTATGGAAATAAAAGACATTGTACAGGAATACGTACAAGCAAAAACGCAAGAAGTAGCAGAAGCTACACCACAACAACCAGAAAGTTCTTTAACAAATGAAACGACAAGCGAAGAGGTTAACTCTGTTGCTCCTGAAGCATCTACAGATAACAGCGCTTATGAAGCGTTATTGTCCGGGAAGTCAAATATAAAGGAGCCAGAAGTTACACAACCAGAGCCAGAAGTTGTACAAGAATCTGTACAGAATGATGTACAAGAACCTGTACAACAAGAGGAAACTCAAGCAGAGCCTGCAATGCGGGATGATGACTTTGTAGATGAAGACGAGTTTATCAAAACAAAAACAGGTGGAAAGTTTGAAAACTGGGAGCAGATAGTTGAAGCTCTTGAAAACCAAGCCAAGCCTAAGTTTGAGAATGAACTCAGTGAGCAAGTTTACGCAATGCTGCTTGAAGGTAAAACAGAAGAATTATTTGAAATACTTGGAACAAAACAATTCGCTCAGGAAGTAAAGAGCATGAGTGATGAGGATGTTCTAAAAGCATATATAAGAGCAAATAACCCAGAGTTTGATGATGATGATGTTGAGGCTGAATACGCTGAGTCATATACAATTGACGAGTATTCAGTAGATGAGGCAAAGCTCAAGAGAGAACAGAAAAAATTGTCCCAACGCATAAAGTCAGATGTGACTGAAGCGAAGGAGTTCTTTGATAGTTTAGCTCAGGATATTAAATTACCTGAGTTGTCAAAACAACAGGTGGTTGAACAACAGCCAGAAGTAGACACAGAGATGGAACAAATGATTCAAGAACAGAGGTCAAAGTTCCTGTCTAGTCTAAGTGGCGTTGAAACCAGACTGACATCTCTTCCATTCCAATGGAAAGATGAAAAGGCAAATGTTGCCATCAACGGTAAGTTTGATATCCCTGCGCAGGAACTAGCTAAATACCGTCAGGCAGCTGAAAATCTTGAAGATTATCAAGTCAACAGGTACTACAAAGATGGTCAGTATCTATCAGACAAGATGATTAGAGAGCTTTACATTGCAGACAACTTTGATAAAATCCTTACATCAGCACTATCTCAAGCTGTTAACCAAACAAGACTAGAGATGCTGAAGCAGAGCAAAAACATTCAATCGGAACAAGAACCTTCAGGTACTTTTAAACCGAATGCGGCAAATGAGGAGAGCGAAATGTTCGAGAAACTCTTCATGGGTCATTTATATAAAAGACAATAACATTTTAAAAACAAATTAATATGCCTAATACATTTCCAGCATATTCACAAGGTGCGATATCGTCACAAGCTACGAATAAAGCCCTTCTGAATGACTTAAACATTTTTGACCGTTCTTTCGAGAAAAACCTCGTTAGAAAATACGGTGCTGAAAACTACGCTATCGTGCAGATGGCACTTGGTAATTCAGTAGTTGAAGCTAAGAGTGATAACCAACTTTTCTACCACTACGAGAAGCGTGGTTTGCACCAAGCAGTATCTGTGAAGACAGCTGTAGTAGCTCCTTCAGCAGGTGCTAACGTAACTGTAAGCATCGGTACAGCAGCAGGTACTTCTTTCTCTGATGACCCTAACTACTACAATTCTGCACTTCCACTTCGTGCTGGTGAGGTTGTACGTATCATGACTTCAGGTATCGAAGGTCAGGTAGTATCAGTATCATCTGGTTCTTATCCTTTGACTGCTGTTATCCGTCCACTTGTATCTACTCAAGCTTTCGTTTCTGCTGGTTCAGCAAACTTGCTTGCGTCTGATTACTTGTTACTTCGTGGTGCTGTGAACGTAGGTGAGCAATCTACAGTTCTCAACGGTATGTCTCCAATCTTGGATAAAATTACCAACACTACAACTGAACACAGAGATGACTTCACTATCACTGATAGAGCTGATTTGGAAAAGAACGAAGTTGATTTCGGTAACGGAAACTTCTACTACTACTATCTTGCTCAAGATGATATGAACCGTCGTTATATGAACAACGCTTTCTTCAAAATCATGGAAGGTGTTGCAGTTAACAACTTGACTAACGGTACTTCAGGTACAGTAGGTGTTATCCCAAGAGTACAAGCTAACGGTACTACAATCCAGTATAGCTCTGGTTCTATGGGTCTTGCTGATATCCACAGCGTAACTCGTTCTTTGAACTTCTACGGAGGTACAGGCGAATATCATTTCTTGCAAGATATCTATCAGCGTCAAGAGATGAACGACCTTCTCTTCGGTGAGTATCAGAATGGTGCTATCAGCTACGGTTCTGTAGGTGGTTCTCAAGAGGCTGCTGTTTCTTACGGTTTCTCTTCATTCATGATTGATGGTTATACTTTCCACTTCTTCTTGAACAACATGTTCTCTCCAGAAGCTGTATACCATATCAATCCGGGTGCATTGGTTCCTGAGAAGCGTAACTATGGTTTGTTGATTCCTCAGAAGATTAACAGCGATGCTAAGACTGGTAAGCAGTTCCCAAGCTTCCAAATCATCTTCCAAGAGGTTAACGGACAAAGAATCCTTACCACTGAAACTGGTATGC